ACAACAGCTTTAGCAGATGTCGCTAAGTGGTTTGGTGACATATTCCAGAAGGCTTGGGACGCACTAACGAATGTATTTTCATCAATCGGCACTTGGTTTGGTGAAAGATGGAACGATGTCACGAACGCACTTGCTAACGTGGCTACTTGGTTCGGAAGTGTCTTCAAAACAGCATTTGAAGCGGTCAAGAACGCATTCAGCACGATTGGCAGCTTCTTCTCTGGTGTGTGGACCACGGTAAAAAACATCTTCGTGAATGCTGGTCAAGCAGTCGGTAGCGCAGTAGGCGGAGCTTTCAGAAGCGCAGTTAACGCTGTTCTGGGAACGATTGAGAATGTTGTCAATGGCTTTGTTGGTATGATCAATGGCGTCATCGGAATGATTAACAAAATCCCTGGAGTATCTCTAGGAAGCATTGGTTATGTCAGCCTTCCTCGTTTAGCTCGTGGGGGCATCGTTGATAGCCCTACTGTAGCTATGATTGGTGAGGCTGGTAAAGAGGTTGTTATGCCACTTGAGAATACAGGCTTCTTGCAGACCATGGGTCGTATCGTAGGTGGTGCTGTTGTTAACGCTCTAGGTGGTGGATTGCCACAATCTGGAGGATTTAGTGGCAATGGTGACATTGTTATTCAAATCGGCGGCCATGAGTTTGGTCGTGTGGCCATCCAAGAAATCAATC